CCACGGAGAGATTTTTTTCGGCCATGACTGAAAAACTGACGACCGACCTTTTCGGGGATCTCGTCACGCTCCCTAGCGGGCGGCGCGGGCGGCCGTCGCATGTCTGGACCAAATCGAACGCCGACAAGGTGATCATCGGCCTGGCGATGGGTTACAGCGACGCGGAGATCGCATCCGGGCTCGGGATCAGCCTGCCGACGCTGAAGAAGTATTATTTCGGCGAGCTGAAGCGGCGCGAGATGCAGCGCACGCGGTTCGAGCTCTGGCGGGCTAAGCAGCTGGCCGACCAGGCCGCAGGCGGCAACGTCGGCGCGATGAAGGAGCTCACGAAGATCATGGAGGCGCGCGATCGCGCCCGCACGCTGGCCCGGTTCGGCGACGACGATCAGGCCAAGGAGCGTGGGGAACGCCTCGGAAAGAAGGAACAGGCTCGCCGAGACGCCGCGGCGATCGTCAATGACGATGCCGATCACGACTGGGGCGGGCTGTTGAGGCCGGGTGTCTATCGCAACTGAGGATCCGGGCGCGGACCTGCCCGGGTTCTGGGACACATCGCTGCCGGACTGGAAGGAGCGCATCGCCTCCGGCCGCTCGCTGATTCCGGACCTGCCGCTCTTCGACAAGGTCGCCGACAAGGCGCTGAGGATCTTCAAGCGGCTCCGGATCCCAGATGTCACGGGCACGCCGACCTTCGGCGAGGTGAGCGGCGACTGGGTCTTCGACTTCGTCCGCGCCGTCTTCGGCAGCTACGATCCTGACCGCCGGGTGAGGATGATTCGGGAGTTCTTCCTCCTGGTCCCGAAGGGCAATGCCAAGACGACGCTCGCTGCGGCGATCATCCTCGTGGCCGCGATCATGAACGAGCGCCCGCACGCGGAGCTGATGCTGATCGCGCCGAGCCAGAAGATCGCCAAGCGCGCCTTCCGGCAAGCCGAAGGAATGATCCGGCTAGATGCGGCGCTGGTGAAGCTCTTCGAACCGAAGGCCTACCAGAACGAGATCATCTTGATCAGCGAGGAGGTCCCGTCGCGGATCGTCATCGTCTCTGCCGATCCATCGGTCGTGACCGGCGCGATGGCGACCTTCACACTGATCGACGAGACCCACGAGTTTGCGAGGATGAACAAGGCCGCGGATGTGTTCGCGGAGATCAAGGGATCGCTCGGCAAGCGTCCGGACGGGTTCCTTCTGCAGATCACGACGCAGTCGAAGTCGGAACCCGCAGGCGTCTTCAAGCAGGAGTTGAAGATCGCGCGCATGGTGCGCGACGGCGAGATCCAGCTGCCGCTCCTGCCGGTGCTTTACGAGCTGCCGCCGGAAATGACGGTCGAGGAAGGCTGGCGCGACGAGAAGACCTGGGAGCTCGTCAACCCGAACCTCAACAAGTCGGTCACGGCCGACTACATCCGGGCCGAGATCGAGAAGGCCGAAATCGCTGGCCCGCACCAGCTGGCGCTGATCGCCTCGCAGCACCTGAACGTGGAGATCGGGCAGGGGTTACATGCGGATCGCTGGCCCGGTGCGCTCTACTGGAACGATGCCGGGTTTCCCTGGGTGAAGACAGGGACAGCCATGGCGCCGACGCTGACGCTCGACGGGATCATGGATCTGTCCGATGTCTGTGTCGTCGGAATCGACGGCGGCGGGCTCGACGACCTCATGGCGATCGCCGTGATCGGCCGGCACCGCAAGAGCCGCGCCTGGCTGCACTGGTCGCGGGCATGGGCCCATCCGGAAGTATTCGAGCGCCGCAAGGAGATCGCACCGCGGCTCAGGGACTTCCTGCGCGACGGCGACCTCGTCCTCTGCGAGGACACCGACCAGGACGCACGCGAGATCTCGGATATCTGCGTGAGATTGCGCGCCGCAGGCCTGCTGCCGGAAAAGGCGGCCATCGGGCTCGACGCCTTCGGCGTCGCGACCGTGCTCGATCACCTGGCCGAGGCCGGCATCGACGGCGACACGGTGATGGCGGTCGGGCAGGGATACCGATTGCAGGCGGCAATCACGACGCTGCCGCGCAAGCTGAAGGACAAGACGTTCCGCCACTGCGGCCAGCCCATGATGACGTGGGTAGTCGGCAACGCGAAGACAGAGCTGAAGGGGAGCAACTACGTGGTCACAAAGCAGGCCGCAGGCGCGGCGAAGATCGACCCGCTGATGGCGACCTTCAACGCCGCGATGCTCATGTTCCTGAACCCAATCGCGGCGAGCGGCGCGACGCCATGGGATCTTGATCCCAACTACAGGCTGGCGGTGTGATGTTTGGATTGGGCAGGAAGAAGCCGGAGGCGCGCGAGATTCAGCGCACGCAGTCTGCGTCCGATTTCTTCGCCGCGATGGGGTTCGGCTGGTCAAGTTCGTCCGGCCAGGTGGTGAATACCACGACGGCGCTGTCTGTTCCGGCCGTGTTTTGCGCGGTCAACTTCATCGCCGGGACCATTGCGGGCCTTCCGCTGCATGTCTACCAGAGGTCAAAGGATGGTCGGAAGCGGGTGGAAGGGCCGATGGCGGCACTTCTGCACGACGCCGTGAACGATGAAACGACCTCCTTCGAATGGCGGAAATACAAGTTCGAGCGGGTCCTGACGGGCGGCCGGGGCTTCACGCAGATCGTGCGGAACGGCCGAAACGAGGTCGGAATGCTGGTCCCGCTCGATCCCAGCAAGGTCACTATCAAGCGGGTCAATGGCCTGAAGATATACGAATACGAGGAGAATGGACGCACTGTCAGGCTCGATTCCTCGGACGTGATCGACGTGCCGTTCATGCTGGCAGAGGACGGCCTGAAGCATCGCGGCCCCATCGCGTCGAACAAGGAGGCGATCGGGCTCGCCCTGGCGGTGCAGGAATACGCCAGCAAGTTCTTCCAGAACGGAGGCGTTCCGCCGTTTGCCCTCACTGGCAACTTCCAATCGAGCGGAGCCCTCGTCAGGGCGGGCGAGGACCTGGCGGCTGCGGTCAAGAAGGCCGCGACAGAGCAGCGCCACGCGCTCACGCTTCCCGCAGGTCTTGAAATCAAGTCGATCGGGACGGACGCGGAAAAATCACAGCTTCTGGAGACGCAACGCTTCTGTGTCGAGCAGATCGCTCGAATCTATTCGTTGCCGCCGGTGTTCCTGCAGGATCTGACGCATGGAACATTCAGCAACACGGAGCAGCAGGACCTCCACTTCGTGAAGCACACGCTCAAGCGGTGGATCGAGCAGTTCGAGCAGGAGCTGAATCTGAAGCTGTTCGGCCGCGGCAACCGAAAATACTTTGTCGAGTTCAGCATGGACGGCCTGCTGCGCGGCGACTTCAAGACGCGCATGGATGGCTACGCGGCCGGCATCCAGAACGCGATTCTCACGCCGAACGAGGTGCGGGAACTTGAGAACCGGCCAACCAAGGACGGCGGCGATGCCCTGCTCATCCAGGGCGCGACGGTGCCCCTTGGGTCGCAGCCGACTGAAGCAGATCAGGGGATGCAAGATGGAGCGTGAACAGCGCGGGAAATGGGTGCGGCTTCCTGCCGAAGTTCGCGCCGAAGCGGACGGGATCACCGTCGAAGGTTACGCGGCAGTCTTCAACGAGATCGCCGACATTGGCGGCATGTTCCGGGAGGTCATCGCGCCCGGCGCGTTCACGGAAGCGATCGGCCGCGACGACGTGGTGTTCCTCATCAACCACGATGGGTTGCCGCTGGCGCGCACGCGCTCCGGGACGCTGGAACTGTCCGAGGACAAGCGCGGGCTGAAGATGCGAACCGTGCTCGACCCGGAGGACCCGGACGTCAAGTCGATCGCCGGCAAGATGAAGCGCGGCGATCTCGACAAGATGAGCTTCGCCTTCCTGCCTGAAGTCCAGGAATGGGATGACAGTGGCGATGTGCCGCTCCGCACCATCAAGAAGGCCGCGCTCTACGACGTGTCGATCGTGACCACGCCGGCCTACGACGGCACGGAGATCGGGCTTCGCAGCCTTGAGGCTTTCCGCACGGAACAGCGCCGCCGCAACTTTTCGGCTGTCCGGGCGCGCCTCGATCTGAAGGCAAAACTTTACCTCGGCGAGAGCTGAGAGAACGGCAGAGGCACCGCGCCGAAGCCTATTCGCGGCCGCCGCGTGGCGGCTTTCACGGTTGGGATAGAAGAGGAGTTCCAAATGCCCACCATCAAGGAGCTGCAGGAGCAGCAGGCGCGGCTTCTGACGAACGCCCGCGCCAAGTTCGCCGAGATCAAGGACGACACGCCGGAAGAGCGCGCCGCCGAGATCGAGCGCGAGTTCGACGCGATGATGGCCGATCATGACAAGATCGGCGAGAAGATCGCCCGCATGAAGCGCATCGGCGACGCCGAAAAGATGCTCGACGAGCTGGACGAACGCGCCGCCCGCGGCGCCAATGCGTCGGCCAAGGGCGTCGACGACGGCGACCGTGTGTCCTACCGCGATGCCTTCCGCGCCTACATCGCCGCGCAGGGCAACGTCGGGATGCTCTCGGCGGCGCAGCGCGCGGCGCTGGACGCCGGCCGCGAGAACATCGAACAGCGCGCCCAGACGACGACCACGACGGCCGGCGGCTACACCGTGCCGACCGAGATGGCGAACTTCATCGTCAAGTCGATGGCGGCCTGGGGGCCGATGTATGATCCGGGCATCACGTCCGAGATCATGACCTCCGGCGGCAACCAGATCACCATCCCGACCGTGAACGATACGTCGGCCGTGGTGGTGAAGCATGTCGAAGGCACCACGCTGACCGATGACGGCGGTTCGGACGTGACCTTCGGCCAGAAGACGCTCGATGCCTATCCGTTCAACACGGAGTGGCTGCGCGTGTCGAAGGAGCTTGCCGACGATTCGGCGTTCAACATCGAGCAGTTCCTCGGCGAGTTGCTCGGCGAGCGCCTGGGCCGCCGCGCCAACACCGAACTGACGACCGGTGACGGCACTGGCGATCCGAACGGAGTCGTCACGGCTTCGGCGCTCGGCAAGACGGCCGCGTCGCAAACGGCCGTGACGACGGATGAGCTGA